TGATGAACCGTGTGATAGTCAATATGCAGAAATGATTGTTAGTGATGTTGTTAAACCTGCTGTTGAAACCGCTGATACACTACTTGCCATGACTACTGCAAGTATCCCCGATGTCAAAAGTGGTGAATTGCGCACGACTGAGAATGCTATTACACCTTTCCCAGTTGAAAAATTTGTCACGGTTGCTTCCAAACATCTCAACGCCACTATCAACCAGATGTCTAGCAATTCGCTCACTACAATTAAAACCCTCGTGTCTCGTTACTCTAAGAAATACGATGTAAACGATAAGGAGAAAGCAAAACTTGTTCGTAACAAACTTGTCAATGGTTTGACATTAGCATGCTTTGGTACCACTCGCGATCGTGGTAGATTGAAGAAGGCCATGTACTGCACACCAGATGAGCTGTCGAAAAACGCCTTTGAGTACATCAGATCTCTGCAAGATAAATATGGCGACCAAATAACGCAAATAGACGATCTTAAAGAGATTTTCAACACGCTTCATGATGGCAAACTGAGTTTCTTTAATAAAAGACAATCAAAGTGGAAAGCTGAAGACGCGTTTGACTCAAAAACACAACTCACCAAAGAAGGTCAGGGCGTTGCATCCTTCAACAAGAGGGTTAATTTGGTATATTCATGTATTGCACGTACTATGTTGGATAAGATGAAGAAGCTTTTAGAGCGTGAGCAACGTAATATCTTTCTTGCTACCCATGATAGTGATGAGAAACTTAATGAAAAGATTACTTCGCTTTTGACAAACCGTTCGCCGCAGTCGATATATACCTGTAATGATTTTAGTGAATGGGATGCGTCATTCCGTGAACCATTCACGCACGTCACGTCTCACCTAATGCGTGCAATGGGAATCAAAGAGGAATGTATAGTTTGGTTTCAAGAGAATCGTGCCCATTGGTCAATGGCTTACGTTAATGGACAAGACAAGACAATTCTTAAAGGTAGTGAAAAACAGTTTTCAGGTAACCCGTTCACCATATGTGAAAATACAATCGGTAATATGGCCTTATGTTTTACGTTGTTTGACTATGGTAAATTCGACTTTGCTTTGTTTAAAGGTGATGATAGCGCAGTTAGCACTGTCAAATGTGTTATGCGTTCTGAGGCAAAAGATATTATTAAATACACGCAGCATGGGCTTAAACTCCACTCCAGTCCCATTGGCGAGTTTGCGGGTTGGTTTCTCACTGACTCGGGTTTGTTCCCTGATGTTGTGAGGTACACAGCTAAGTTCCTCAGTAAACATTACATTGATAAAGAACACTTTGAGGAAGCTCTCCAATCTTTGTCTGCTCGCGTTGTTGCTG